CAAAGCTACCAGATGTAGGGCTTAACGTAAGAGGTACAGATACCGCTTGATTTGAATCATTCCCAACAAATATTTGAGTGTTAGTTAAAGAGGGTGTTCCTGCTCCACCCACCCAAGGTAATGCGTTAAGTAACTTAACACCGTCACCTATTTTATATTTACCCGAACCGTCATTTAATTCAACCCTTTGCCCATACTCTAATTTCCAGTCTGGGTTAGCGTCAAATTCAGCTTGCGACCAATAACCTAAAGATATACTTGAATATATGCCCCCTTCTGCCATTATTCGTTAATTACATTATCAATTATTGTGCTTTGATTGTTTATAATAGTATCTATTAATCTTCTTAAAACATTAACCGTATATCGGTTACCACCTTCAACTAACTGCAATGTATTTCCATATTGGTCAGTAATATACACGTACCTAGGGTTAAGTGGTGGTGCTGGCTCTGCTTGTTCAAAAACAAACTGATAACCTTTTCCTGTATTTGTGAAGTAAACAGTTGTGTAGTTTCCTAGCAATGTATTCCCTTCTGGTAACTGCACTCTTTCATTGGTCTTAACTTCTAAAACCAAAGTAGTGTGTATAATAAACTCCGAATTGTTAACCTCGTTTGTGTGTTCTGGTTCAAAACCCAAAACCCTAACCCTTTCAATAAATCCTGGCGCAAATGCCAATGTTTTATATATTGGGTCGCTCAAAATAGCGTTTATAATTCCAGCAACTCTTTGGTTCTTGTAAGCTGAAAGAGAATCTGGCATTGTTTCACCAAGCCATTTTGAGTTAGTGGTTATTCCAATGTATATTTTATAAGTCCCATCCATGCTGCCCTGAGTGTGGTTATCGAACAGTCCTTGCCCAACTCTAACATTTACTACCGTTAGCTCCGAGTTGTCAATTGGAATAGTGCGCTCAACATAAACCTCCACATCTTCAGCATCTTCATTATAATAATTAGTTGCTTGGCTAATTAACTCAGCAGTTAAAATAGCTCCAACTTGGTCACGAATTAACTCGTAATTCTTTTTCCCTATTTTATATTTAATCTTTGCGTTCACCTAATAATAAAACTATTCCACCTATTTTTTGGTCAGGAAACCACTGGCTCACAAACATATTTTGAACTTCTCCAGTACTGTTTGTAAAATCTACTTTACACTTTTTAAAACTCAACTTACCATCTACTCTCAATGGAAAATCAGAGTTGGAGGCAACTAAATTTTCTTCTGAAAAAACTATTGACGCTGTTCGGCTATTAACAGGTATTTCTTTTCCAGCTTCATCAAATTCAACCTTGTAATGAACATCAGTTGTAAACCCTTTTAACGTAGCTGTTTCTCCCGTGAATGCGATTAAAGTAAAAGAAACTCCAAAGCCTCTATCTGAATCAGATGTAAAGCGTTTAAAATCTCTTTGAGCCATTTCGCTAAGTCCCATATCTTAAAAAAAATGGTGATTAATGCTTAAACTAATCACCATTCTTAAATCAAATTGTTTACCTTTTATTTCTTTTTACTTGATGGTTTTGGTTCTTTAACCTCAGCCTTTACCTCCTTGGTGGTTTCTTTTATAAATCCATCACGAACAAGTATCTCAAAGTTACCAATAGGGAAGTTCCTTTCGTTAACCTTGTCCCCTATTTCGTAGATTTTATTATTTAATCCACTCACCGAAGAAACGATTATTTCACCATTACGCATTAATCTAAAACTTGTGCAGTAAATACTTGGTCAACAGCAACTAACTGAGCGATACCAGCAGATTTAACTATTGTTATCTCAGTCTCGTTCATCGGGTCAACCTTATTAAGAACTGTGTATTTTTGCGCTTTTGGCGCACCCATACTAATTAAACCTGGTACTGCCGTGTAAGTTAACACGTTGCTTGGGTTTTCTGGGGTGATGATTATTTTCTTTGGGTTCATGTATGGAGTTTTTACCGACCCGTCAGAGTTTTCGTAAAAATCAGCATAACTAAAGAAATTAAATCTCCATTGTCCAATAGACGCATAACCGTGGTATAATTTACCAATAGAATCACGAGTTACTGGCTTAAGAGTTTCTAATCCCCATTGAACTTGCTTGGCACGGTCAACAACTTTTGGATTTGTCGAATAATATTCAAACGCATCACGACCCATTGTAACGTTAAAAACACCGTCGGTACATTTACCTGTTTCGGTTAGGAAAATTCCAGCAGTTTTAAATATAGCCCAAGGGTCAACGCCGTTTGCGCTCCATAAATCCGCTCCAGTTAAAGTAACTTTACTTTCTGCTTTACGACCAAAACTAATGTTTTGACCCGAAGCCAAAGTTACAATACCTGTATCAAGAGCTTGCCAACATTGTATTTCATATCTACGCTCAATAGTGTCCATTGTAGATTCAAGTTTTTGAGAATACTCGTCAATAAAAGCACCAAATGCAATTTTACTTTTAACACCTGCCACGCGCAAATAATCGTATGAATCCATTTCAGATAAACTGAAAGGAACATCATAATACGGGGGTAGTGTTTGTATTTGAGATGATTTATCCCAAGTCATAAAATCACCTCTAGTCCCACGAGGAACGTCGGAGGCAACTGTGTTAATGCCTCTTTGCGACATTATAGATGAAAGTTTAGTTGCTGTTACAACTTCCTTAAACATCGAGCGACCATAACTTTTTGGTTTTGTATGGTCTGAGAATTTAGCCACGATTTCATTCGTGAAAAGTGGCAATAGATTGGTTACTGATACTTCGCTCATGGTTTTAATTAAATTTCGTTATCAAATTTTGTTGCGTTTGTAATACCTCTTAGAATAAATCTGTCTTCTAAAACTTCATGCACACGTCTGTTACCTACAAGAGTAGATAAACTGTCACCTGAACGAGCAAATGAAAGCATGTCAGAACGTAGTTCTCCACGAACTAATGCTGCAAATTTTATAGTGTCTCCAGCTTCAACGGAGTAACCGTAAGCTAAAACCAAGCAAGGGTATTCTGTACCATCTGTATTGGTTGATTTATATGGTGCAATTTCACCAGTTGTTTTATTTACCCCACAAACTAATCCTGTAACAAACGTTTCTGTATCGTATGTTGAATTAGTGTGTTCGTAAGTTTTGATTATCGGGGCAAATAGAGCTAATTTTTTTAAGTCAATTTCTGACTGAATTTGCTGCCCGTTGTTAAATACTACGTTTGTGCTGCTCATTATTTATCGGTTTTAAAATAAGATGAATTTTCTTTTACACCAGCTACAAAATCAGCTAGTTCTTTTTTTTCTGCCTCAGCTTTTGCTTTAACGGCCTCAGTTACAACTTCATTTTCCTTAGTTTCGGATTCTAAGTTTGTAACCTTGCTTGCCATAATTGCCTTCATGCTAAATTCAGCCATTTTAGTAGCTGTAAGGGCTTCCCCTTTTTTAATAGCTTCAACAACTCCTTTTGGGTCTGCTTCGTGGTAAACTAAACAAGCCTCAACACGGTCTTTTTCTTCCGTTTTGCCAGCAGTTTTGCCAGCGTTAAATACTTCTGCATACACCTTTGGGTGTTCGCTTTGCAATTGTTCTACTGTCATTTTATTTTTTATTTGATTGTTTGTTATTGTATTTTGTGCTTCAACTGGTATTTTACCACCGTGTGCCGTAGCAAGCCTTTTTATTTCGGCTTTTGCTGAAATGTTTAATTCAGTTACTCGGTTAATTAAGCCACATCTTTTTGCTTGTTCGGCTGTTAATGTTGCCTCAACTCTACCCATCATTGAGAATAGTTGCTCAACAGATACACCAGTTTCATTTCTAAAACATTCAGTATCTACTTTAGCTTCAAAAGCCTTTCTTAGACTTTCGTTCAAAGACACCAAATAAGTGCGCTCAGATTCAGTAAAATATTCTGGATTACTTTCGTACCATGTCCCAAAACCAGCTCTATGAAACATAAATGTAGCAGAGCTGTGAGCCTCTGCGTCGTCGGCATAACAAAACGTAAATGCTGCCATACTGTTTGCTTCACCATCATTACAAAGGGTTTTTTTACCTTTCATCTCTGAAAGTTTATTAATCATTCCCCATCCGTAACGAACTTCACCACCATCTGAATTTACACGTACACGAATATTGTCATCGGTTTTAAACCTATTTATATTTTCAATAAATTGTTTAGCCGAATACTCGTTAATGTTACCGTATATTAATGGTTCGTACATTTTGAACCAAAAATAAAGGGTAAAAAAAGTTTATATTTTTTTTTATATATTCTTTGTATATTAATTATATTTATTTATTTTTGACCCAAATAAAGCTATGGCAGTTCAAAAACTTAAAATGTACCCGTTAATGATTAGCAATCATTCGAAAAAATTCAGAAGTGAGCTTTCGAACTTCGCTAAGAATATGGGTTACGGCACTTACTCGGTTTACGTAAGGAAACTTGTTATTGCCGATATGGATAAACACGACCCTAAATTAAGACAAAAATTAGATGATGATGGATGTTAAAGAAGATAAGTCTTTAAAGGTGCATCAAATCTATTTCGACCCAGCGCAAGCAACGTTATTGGAGCCTGAATATATACCGTACTACAACCCCGATTGCACTGTG